AGGAGTAGCATGTTCTATTGTATCTGATTTAACGAATGGTAAATACAAACTTTTAAAATGGGATAGACAAGAAAGAAAATATTATCCTATTGAAATTAACTTATACGAGAAAGGAAAAATAGATGATTGATTTCGAAAAAGACCAACAAGATGCAATGAAAAAGACTGATAACATTCAGTCACTTGCAGATCAAGTTGAAAGATTAGAAACTTTTGCAAAAACTATAGAAGCAGCAGAAGAAAATTTAAAACGATTAAAAAAGAATTATGAACATTTATCAGGGGAAGTTATTCCAACTATGATGAGTGAGATGGGTTTATCTCATCTTAAACTTATGGATGGATCTTCTGTAGATGTTAAGCCGCATTACAGCGCCACTATTACACAGGCGAATAAAGAAGCGGCGTTTAACTGGCTTCGTAACAATGGACTAGGCGATATTATAAAGAATGAAATTTCTGTATCGTTTGGTCGTAACGAAGATACAAGAGCAGCAGATTATGCTGACCTTGCGAAGAGTCACGGGTTTCAACCGACACAAAAGTTGAAGGTGGAACCTATGACTCTGAAAGCGTT